TTAGACGGTCGGCGATCATTTCTTCGGTGATTTCGGAGCCTTCCGCCACACCTTGCTCGCCATCGTTGATAATATCCTGCACCTCGTCTTCGCTCATGCCCATATTACTGGCAATTTCCCATACTTCGTTACCGTTACGATATTGATCCATGACCATATCTTCGATGCTGAATCCTTCCGAGCCTTCCGCCACACCTTGCTGACCTTGTAGTTTAGCAATACGAGATTTAAGTTGTGCTATTTCTTTAGGACGCTTGTATGGACCCGATGCGATTTGTGCTAAACGCTCTTGATACTTTTGAATTAAGTAATCAGGAGTCATGTAACTGTCGTTACCATCTTGTCCTGTTTTTCCTCTGTAGGCAACTCCGGTATGTTGGTCACGATACATTCCGCTGGCAGTTTTCATTCTCTCGCCTTCCGCCACACCTTCAAAAGTTGTTTTTGGAAAACCACCCGGCGTCTTATTGCTGCCTCTAGTCATGTTGTAATAACGATTGCCCTTACGCAATGCTTTTTCGGCAGCCTTCTTGTCATCACCAGCGGCAAACAAATTACCAAGTTGTTCCCAGCCCTTATTGTCTGCTTCACGACCACGACGAATCCTGCCTACAAAGCTGTGTTTGTTATAACCAGGATTGCCTTCCGCCACACCTTGCTCTGACACTACTAAGACCTTATCAATATGTCGTTTGGCTGCATTTAGTGTAGGGAATTTACGAGCACTGGAACTGATACCCCATTGACTCGGTCCTTCCTGTGTTATACCATAGCCCTTGTATGTTCCTTTTTTACCCACGAAGGTATCCGGATTGTATTCGCCTTCCGCCACACCTTTAGGGACTCGCTTGTTCCACTGTGATATCATTTCTTGTTTTAGATGATTCACATCTTCGTATCCATAGATTTCAAATGGGCGTTTGCTTTGTGGATTATTACTATAAACAATACCAACTGGATCTCCGTCGCTATCTGTTTCAATATGTCCGATAGTATGACCTTGGAAAACGACTTTATCTTCCGAGCCTTCCGCTACACCTTCTTTGACTCCGCGGGCATCGTTGTCAAACTCCCTCTTAGTAGCCTTGTTAATACCTTTGAAACGCTTATGTCCCTTAGCAAAATCACCACGCTTGTCTGCTTCACTTGCTGATTGACCTGCCTTCTTCTTGTAACTTGATAGAGTCTTAGAACTCAACTCGTTCAGTTGTTTGTCGGCAGGTGCGCCGCCTACTATTTCAATGGTATGACCTGCTTTACTAGCACGATCAACGATATCTTTAGCATTCTTCTTGGAAGTTGTTAGTAGCGGCTTACCGTTCTTCATTACCACTCTACCGTCATCGTATTTGAAGTGCCATGTACCCAAATCTGAATACTTGTCATCACCAGAAGGCAATTCATCAGGCTCATTCAGTCCAACATTACGCTCACGACTCTTGAGTGCTCTTTCACTATTGTCCATATACTCTTGACCACGCTGCTTGAATGATGCCTCGCTCAACTGGGGATACATCACTGACCTATCTACTGTAGAGTGTTTACGGCCGTGTTTGTTTCGTTGTTCTGTACTTAGACTAGCGCTGTTCTTCCATAGTCCAAAGTTTGATGGTGAACTTGTAGTGTCTGTAGCACATTCTGTTTGCTCACTGTTTTCAGCGGCAAAGATAGTGTCCTTTGAGCGCTTGAGTGGGCTTCCGCCGACCTTACTTGAAACTGAAGCGACTGAACCCGCGGTAGTAGATTCGTCTAAGATTGATAGTAGTTTTTTGATATCTGATGACATAGTTTACCTAAAGATGATAATGTATTTATCATTCTTGGGTCAGAGTCATCTGGTAAATTTACCGGAGGGTTGCAGTTGTTGAGGTCTACCGTCACGATTGATTGTGCCTAAACCCATGACTTTCGCTTGACGAGGCATGATATTGGGGTCAACATCAACTGACAAGGCTGTCTTGAATCTAGGGTCATCCTTCTCGCTATATGAGGGTATGTAGCCGCTAGACTCCAGTAATAGAGTATCTGTAGTAATTCGGTCAGGAGTGATGGGTTCAGTTACAATGATTTCATAGTCAGCACCTTGAACTGTCCTTAGACCAGTGATATCTACCTTCAATAATGATAATTCTTCATCTTCATCGAATTCATCACCTAACCAGTTCATCAAAGCGTCTTCCGCACTTTGTTTATTTGGAAAAGTATAGATTCCGTGAGTTTCACCGTCAATCTTGCTTGATCTATCACCGATTCCAGGTCTAAGACCTTTAGCCATAATAGACATTACATTTCTTCTAGGTGTTATATGATAGGTAATTTTTCTAGGAACCGTATTCTCGTAAACATCTTCATCTATACTCAACTCGTCACTGTGTAGAACATCACGGTGCTTGTATAGTTTGTCCACGATGCCCTTGCTTCTGAGGGCTTTGTAAGCAATGTTCTCGGGTGAGAATTCTCCACCTTCCTCTAGCCCGGATTGACGATAGCGCCTGAGTGTATCTAATAGGCTGTCTAGTAGATCAATGTCACTACTTCTGAGGGCTAGTTCTGATAGGACAATCAATCGCTTGAACTTCTCCTTGACAGAGTGCTCTTCTAATGACGCTTTTGCTCTCTTAGGGAATTTGACCCAGCGACCATTCAATACGCTATAGTCGCCCAGGCTCTTGACTTCTTCCCCAGCATCTTGCATATAGAGTTCAACTGGTAGACCTCTGACGGTGATATCTAAGTTGTCATTGTAGAGTCGTTTCTTTGAGTTGAATAGTTCGCTGTATACTTCATCATCCTCTATGTCTGACATATCTACAAGAACATGAAGATCAATGTCCGAGTGTTTGGTATATGTATAGGCAGCACTACTTCCGTAGAGCCTGATATCTACCACTTTGATTGTGTCAATACCCATGAATTCAACAAAGTCTTCAGCAATCGCTAGCAATTGTTTCCTAACATCCTCCTGCATCCGCTCATCAGTAAAGAGATCGGGATTCAAGGTGTTGTGAAACTTGACGGCGTCACTTAGCCTGAAATTTTCTAGGTCGTTGATGTTCATGGTGTATTTATCATTGACTATCCTATTGGACGATTCGCCAGCCTTTGTATCTTTTTCTAGTTCCACGAATCAACTCACGAATCTTACTGGGACCAGTCGGAGTATCATGGTATGACTCAATAAACTGACGGCGTGTCATATGGACCGTAATAGCGTCGGCTTCGTGAGTCCAGTGGTATACGGTATGATCATATCTAGTGTGATTTGCCCCTGAATACTTTTTTACATTTTCAGGATTTTTGGCAGGGTTATCATCTCCAGACATTCTGGCGACACATGCCTTCATTTTATCTTGATCCCTGTACAAGAAATGATTGTCGCCAGACTTTGCTTCACGAACATCCTGTCTACATGATGGGTTCTTATCACCGGCCATATCCTCTCTTTTTATTCCGAATAGAGGATTCATTTCACCTTTTCTACCAAACATAGGATGATGCTCTCCTGCGGGCTGCCCATCTCCTTCTTCAGGCTTCAAGTTTGCCCAATCGTCACTTTCCGTTACATTCCACAAGTCACTGTAATAGCGCCCCCATTCTTTTAGTTCGTCGTCATCAAGGCATTCTCTGAGAATCTCAGTGGTATGATGATCTCCGTGAGCCTTTAGGTGTTTGTTCCAGTAGACCCCAGACCCAGAGTAGTTCATAGGATCGCGGGTTGTTTTACCTAGATACTTTAGCCCGGTTACGATGTGGGTTTTTACATACAGATAGATAGCCATATCTCTATTGTACACAAAAAAGAAAGGGAAGTCAACAGACTTCCCTTTTCATTCATCCAATTTTATGGATTATCAACCAATGACATTGCCGTCTTCGCCAACTAGTTTCACTTTGCCCTGAGATTTCATTTCCTCTAGATACATAGGACCGAATGTATTTAGAAGATGATTATGAGATTCTTGGGAGAAGTTGAAGTGTCCAGCATGGCGGAGTAAAACACGACGATCTACCCAGATGCGTCCGCCCAAGTCTCTGAAATTGGCACATGCCGTCCAATCTTCACTCAGATATCTACCCTCACGAACTGCGGTATCAAAATAGGTCGCTAGATACTGGTCGTACACCGGGTCTAGACCAATATCATTTCGGTATGGTTTGACTGCTGGGTGTGCTCTCATTTTCTCAAACACATGCCGCTTGGTCAATAGGAAACCTGTGCCTGCCTTTGACACCTCTTGTAGTCCATTTTCGCCTTGCTCTGCTCCCTCAAAGCCATTGACTACCCATTTCAGTGGCATAGTTTTCATAGGGTATAGACCGGCAATCATGTCTTTGTCGTGGTTGAGTAGCACGAGAATGTGCCAAGGTTCAAATCCTATGTCCGCATCAATAAAAAGGAGGTGGGTTGATTCTTTCTGATGTAGGAATTTGGCTGTTAGGGTGTTACGAGCACGAGAGATTAGTGACTCATTGACCATAGTTTCTAGGGTCCAATCAACGCCTAGTTGACGAGCCTGATTAGCGAACTTGATGAATGACATGAATGTAGATTCAGTCAACATACCACCGTAACATGGCATAGCGATATGACACTTTGTGGTTCGTAGGAAGTCTACATTGACCTGAACTTGATTAGGATTTGGGGCTTCGGCCGCTTGAACTGGCGCTTCACCTTCCGCTGGACCTGTGCCGCCAATGCTGGCTGCTTGTGCCGCTTTATCGGCTAGTTCTTGTACGGCGTCTACTGGGATGGCTTTTTGATTTTTACTCATTTGATTCCTCGTTGTGTAAATGATGTAGATATTTACACACTAGCAACGAGGTCAAATTATTTTTCCTCAATATAATCGGGGTTTTCTTGAGTAATTGGTTGAATTAGTTCAGGCTCTGTCTCTTCTGAGTGATGAATGGCGCCTGCCTCTCTCATAGCACCTACTAATGCCGCGGTAGCGTACTTTGAATCAAGAGTGCCACCAATTTTAGAGTCATCAATGTCCATCTCCCTGAGTTCTTGCTCATCACACCGGCGCTTGGCCTCCTTGATCAGTTTCAGTAGTTTGATCTTCTTGTGGGTGGGCGCACCTCTAACAAGACCCTTAGTGTCTTTAATAAACTTATGTAATTGTTGTTTGGTCATCATATCAGTAACTCAATGTAATTGAACGAATTGTGCCATCAGTCCAGTCGGTAACTGATACTCTTAGCCATACATAGTTTCCGGATATGTTCATGTATCCTGATTGTCCTGTTGGTGTCTGAGTGATGGGAAGAGTCTCGACATCAAACCAATCAAACACGCCTGGTACAGTAACTAAACTAGCTTGTACGGTGATAGTGCCTACAAAATACGCAGGTGCTAGCCCTCTAGTATTGCTACCAACATTCCAGATAACGGTCTGTAGATTACTAGATGCTAATTTATGGGCGGCACCAGGATGCTTTGCACCAATGATGTTTATAGCATTAGAGCCAACATGATCGGTTGTCGGCATTAGCGTGATCACGGTTGATTGTGCCATGTTACGCTCTCTCTATTTCTACCACAACGCCAGCGCCTACAAGTTCTTGTGCTACTTGTTCTAAGGCCGCTTGAACTTCGTCACTAGCGATACTGTTGCCTTCTTCGCTATCTTTGACGATTTTACTTAGTTTGATGACCAATACATCTTCAATAATCTTTGCCATGTGAAAATACTCCTAGTAGGAGTATTTATCATTATGTTCGCTTGACTAACTTGAAGATTTTAGAATGAAGGTATTCGCCAAACATTAGGCTGAACAGGGCCTCTAAGTTCTCGTCATTGTACTCAATGTAGTAGCTCTCATGTAGATAGCCGCCGCCTAGTTTGTGACGAGATGGCCGCTTTAACCACATCATCATTGCCTCATTGTAGGAAACATCAGTGCCAAACGCCTGTTGATCAGTAATAAAGTCAAGAAACATCTTCCTGACTTCGGCATTGACCACACGACCTTTGAAGTAGTTTCTGAACTTGTACTTAGGCTCTCTAGTGAATTCAATCGTTCCTACTTCTTTTGGCGAGTTTACTTTGTAGTATCTGACTGATCCACTAGGAGCTATTTCATCAACAGCGTAGTCTAAGTGTGCCAACTCATTAGCGTATACGATGACTTTACCATACTCAAGTCTGATCTTACAATCATGAGGTACAGTATTCTTATAGCTAAAGTATCGGTCTATCTCGTCCTTGTTTGCTAGTGGCGGGTTAGAGCCACCTTGCCACGAACGAACATAGTAGATGTACTCATCGTAAGAATTATGATACCTGAACTTATGAATATCGTTGATGTAGATCACTGCCCGATAGTCATAGAGGTTATAGTACTTGTTCTTACGGTTTTCAGCCTCAACCTTGAACTTGGATAAAGCCATCTTCGCCAACTTTAGCCGTTGCCTTAGTCACCACATCAAACTCAACTTTGTCGCCGTTCATTGTAGCGGTAATTGTAGCGTTCTTTAGGCGCTCAAACAAGATACGCTTGGACAGTGGCACACGAATCAGTTCGTCAATCTTACGGGATAGTGGACGAGCGCCCATCTTCGAGTCATAGCCCTTGTCTGCCAAGAACTCAATGACTTCCTCAGACAAGTTCAAGGTCAAGTCATGATTAGCTTGTAGGCTACGCTTCAACTCGTTAGTGAACTTGACAACGATCTTCTTGATAGCCAAGGTGTCTAGTTTGTTGAATTTACAAATCATGTCAATACGGTTACGGAGTTCAGGCTTGAAGAACTCTTTGAGTGCTCGGTCATCTTCACCGGTCTTTGCCTGTTTGCCAAAGCCAATGTTGTTCCGTTCGCCATCAGCACTACCTAAGTTACTAGTCATGATGATGATTGTGTTCTTAGCGTTGACTGTCTTGCCGTTTGTGCCGGTAATCTTGCCCTCGTCTAAGAGTTGTAAGAACAAGTTGTAGACATCAGGGTGTGCCTTCTCAACTTCATCAAACAACATGATAGCGTATGGATTCTTAGACAAGTCATTGATCAACTTGCCGCCACCTAGATTGCCGTCGCCGTGACCAACATAGCCTGGAGGAGCGCCAATCAAGGACGATACTGAATGAGCCTCTTGATACTCACTCATATCGTACTTGAGTAGTGGCATGTCTAGGCTGTCTGACAAGGCTTTGGCGAGTTCGGTCTTACCTGTGCCAGTAGGTCCCATGAACAAGAATGATGCCATGGGCTTAGTCTCATGGGCGATACCAGCGTAACTGACATACACACGCTCTAGGACTTCGTCAACGGTCTTGTCTTGACCATAGACACGGTTCTTGATGTTACCTTCAAGATTGACCATTCTGTCGCTGTTGTCAGAACTCATCTTGTCTTCAGGAATACCACACATACGGGTGACCTGTTCTTTGATTTCAACATCAGTGATGAAGGCACCGCCGGCGTTGGCTACTCGTTGTTTGGCACAAGCGGCATCTAGGAGGTCAATGGACTTGTCAGGGTTCTTACGGTCGTGGATATATCGTGCCGACATTTCAACTGCCGCTTTGACTGCCGATTGTTCAATGTTGACATTGTGAAACTCATTCAAGCGTGATGCTACACCGGTCAGAATCTTCTCTGTTGTGTCCATATCAGGTTCATCAACTGACACACGATAGAAGCGGCGCATCAAGGCACGGTCTTTCTCAAACGACTCGTAGTATTCTTCCCATGTAGTAGAGGCAATAATCTTGAGTGTGCCCTTAGTGATAGCAGGCTTGATCAAGTTGGCAAAGTCCATGCTACTGTTAGTGCCGCTACCACTGCCCTTCATTGTGTGTGCCTCATCAATGAACAACACTGCCTTCTGCTTAGTATTCAAGGCATCAATGACATTCTTGACTTTTTCTTCAAAGTCACCACGATACTTGGAGCCTGCCAACAGACTGCCCACTTCAAGTGAGTACAGTTCGTGATCTTTTAGGAAGTCAGGGACCTCACCTTTAACGATTCGTTGTGCCAAGCCTTCAGCGATGGCAGTCTTACCAACACCAGGATCACCTACCAACAACACATTGGCTTTGAACTTCTTGGCCAAGACAGTGACGATTTCTTCAACTTCACTGTCACGACCAATGGTAGGCTCTAGTTTGTCTTCAATGGCTAGATCAGTCAAGTTTACGGTGTACTCTTGGAGAATCTCGGTTGCTTGTTTTTCAGACATAGAGGATGTTGCCTTGTTTGCCTTAGTGTTTTTTTGCCAGAAGGCTATGAACTCATTACGAGTCACACCCCACTTCAATAAGAAGTAGTTGGCATGGCTGTTTGTTTCCTGTAACATTGATTGATACAAATCAATGACATCAATCTGACGACGGCCACTGAACAGCGCTTGAGCGATTGCCCTATTGAACATTCGGGTCAAGCCTTCTGTTTTCTTGGGACTAGGATGGTTACCGTAGATATCAGGTTGAACTACCAATTTATCTAGTCCATCTAGATAACTGGCGACATCAAGAATCATTAGGTCAGTGTCTACACCAAATTCATTGAGATGTTTACGAAATGGTTCGTAGGTGATCAGGCTTAGTAAGGTATGTTCAAGTGTAACATACCCGTGTTTATTTTGACGGGCAATGGTAATTGCCTGTTCGATGATCTGATCCACTTCTGGATTATTGAGCATTGTTACTTCCGTTCTAAAGTTATCGGGGTTGTCTCTCTTTTTCCATCAAAGAGAGTAGAGCATCACTAATTGTATCAGGTATAGTGACTGATATCAACACAAATTGGTCACCTTTGTTGAATTGGGTTTCAAGTCCTCTACCTGGTATTCTGAGTGTGGTGCCTGGTTTGGTTCTTGGCGGCACAGTGACTTCCAGTTCATCGCCATGGATAGTTGGGACCTTTATAGTAGTGCCTAGGATCAAGTCAAAGACAGATATCTCCTTGGTCACACACAAGTCATTGTTACGGCGTTCAAACACCTGGTGGCGATGAACTCTGAATTCAATTTGTAGATCGCCATCGGGCATGAGGTTCTGGTACCTGACTTGTTGGCCGTCCTGTACGCCTTTGGGTATCTTGATGCTGAATGTTTTGATGCCTTGTTCAGTATTGAATTGAACAGGCTCTTCACTGCCACGGGCGACTTGTTCAAGTGTTACCCACAGTGATACCGTGTATACTCGCTGTTGTCGTTGTCTTGTGAATTGGGAGAAGATATCGTCAAATGGGTTGCCGCCACCAAAACTGAACGAGAATCCGCCTGGGAAGCCATTGAAACCACCTGGTCCGCCACCACCGAAGGGGTTGGGGTTGTCGTGTTGGGATTTCAGTTCAGGATCGCTCAGGTTGCGGTAGGCTTCCTCAATCTTTTGAAATTCAGCGGTGTCGCCGCCACGATCTGGGTGGTGCTTTGCCGCCATCTTTCGGTATGCCTTCTTTATATCGTCAGCGGATGCCGAACGATCTATACCAAGTATTTTGTAATAGTCTGTCATAGTGTCTTGTGTTTACAGTTATTGAAATGCCAGCGGCCCATGATATTTTTGCCACCGATCTTGCCACATTGAGGGCAGGTGACCTTCTCTTTGGGTTTGTCTTTGAATCGAAGAGATGCGGCTTTCTTGTATTCCGCTGATTTCTCACCGAAGACCTGCTCATGAGTCTTGCCTGTGTTCGGGTGATCTTCACCTCTTGGCAATGAGTCGTGATGCTTCTTGATTATCTCGGGGTCTTTCATAACATTCAGGTCGCCAATGGACCACCAGTTGTCTCTGCCTTTAGTGGTATCTGACACCTTCTTTGCCACTTCTGGACGGCGCATTGGATTATTGTCGCCAAATTTCCTAGGAGTGTTGGCAGCGATCTTCGCTCTGTTTTCTGGTTTTCTTGATGGATTGTCTTGTCCATAGAGTGGCGGCCGACTCTTGTTGTGTGTCTTGTTGAGCCAGATAGGACTACCAACAAGACGCTTCAGCACTCGATGCTCGTGTTCCCTGGCTTCACTGACTTGATGATCACCAAATGTTTTTCTGACTTCAACGATGTCCGGATGGCCGTGTTCCTTGATATGATCGGAAACATATTTACTCGATGTGAAGTAGGTAACGAACAACTCTGAGGGGAGGCAGCCATTGGCATATCTCACCCCATAGTAGTTCATACCGGTCTTAGACCATCCTATTCTATAGGTATACGGCGTTCTCATCTGACTATTGTATCACCTTGATGAACTGAAGTCAATCATTTTGGATGAACTCAGGCCACCCCGGCAACCTTTTCTTTTGTTCGTCCGTATGCCGCAATACCTAGAACGGCACCCATGGCGATGTGATAGAGGCCGGCGCCTTGTAGGGTTATCGGATTCCACTGACTTGTAACTTGTCCCTTACTCAACACTTGTAGCAATGACCATAGGATAGGGAATAGAACGAAGTCACAGGTACAGGTCAACATATAAATCCATCCCATCATCGGACGCATTTTTTTGTTGATCCAGTCGGTAGCATCTTTGTCTAGTGCTACAGTAGATTCACCACCTTGACTTAGGGCGCCGCCACCACTCTGTAGCATCTTTGATTGGTCTTGTTGAGCCGAGTATGTATCACGGCTTGTTGCTGGTGCCTGACCGAAG